CACAGGTACAGTAAAATGGTTCGACGCTAAAAAAGGATATGGTTTCATATCTGATACAGCGACAGACGGATCAAAAGATTACTTTGTCCATTTCTCCGAAATTCAAATAGACGGCTTTAAGACTTTAGCAGAAGGTCAAAAAGTCGAGTTTGAAATCGGTGAAGGTGACAAAGGTGCTGTTGCGAAGAATGTTAAATCAGCAACAGAATAAATCAGATTTAGCGTAAAAAGTTGGGTTGTTTTTATAACAACCCAATATTTATTATTGTCAAAGGTTACACCAATGACAATTAACTAATAACAAATAAAAATAACAATAGGAGATAACAAATGGATATTGAAGCCGTAAGAAAGCGACTAAGCCAGTTACAAACCTCAACTACAAGAACAACAAACTTGTGGAAACCTCAACCAGGAAAGACACAAATCCGTCTTTTACCTTACAAACTAAATACAGATATACCGTTTATCGAATTATTCTTTCACTATGATTTAGGTGGAAAGACTTTTCTTTCCCCAATATCCTTTGGCAGACCTGATCCGATAGAAGAATTTGCCGAGAAACTAAAATCGAGTGGAAATCGCGAAGATTGGAAACTTGGTAAAAAATTGGAAGCAAAGCTCAGAACTTTTGCTCCAGTAGTAGTTCGTGGTGAAGAAGGTAGTGGTGCTAAGTTTTGGGGATTCGGTAAAACCGTATATCAAGAACTATTATCAATTATATCAGATCCTGATTATGGTGATATTAGTGATCCAGTTAGTGGACGTGATGTCGTGGTTGAATTCCTAACAGCAGAAGAAACGGGAGCATCGTTTCCTAAAACTAACATTCGTGTTAAACCAAATCAAACCGCAGTCACAGAAGATAAAAAAGTTCTAACTACTTTACTTGACGAACAAAAAGACATTCGTGAAGTTTATAATGAGTTAAGCTATGATGAATTGGCAGAAGCTCTACATGATTGGTTGAACCCAGGTGACGAAAAAGAATCAGAAAAGACAAAAACACCAGCATCAAGTAAAGTATTAGAAAGTGCAGTAACAAGTACTACTGAAGTTAGTGATGCTTTTGATGACCTGTTTAATTCATAATAAAGGAGACATATATGTCTATATCAGCAAAAGATGAACTTGCACAAGTTCTTGCCGATAACCTTAATAAACAGTTCAAGGATACGAAGGTAGCCTATTTCTTAGATGGTTCAAATGCCACTCCAACTGATATCAAGGAATTTATATCAACTGGTTCATCGATTTTAGATTTAGCAATCTCTAATCGTCCAAATGGTGGAATAGCCGTAGGACGAATTACAGAGATAAATGGTTTAGAATCGAGTGGTAAATCTTTAATAGGAACTCACATTCTCGCGGAAACTCAGAAAAAAGGTGGACTCGCAGTCTACATTGATACTGAAACATCTGTTAGTAGAGAATGGTTAGAAACTATTGGTGTAGATGTTCAAAATCTATTATATCTTCATGTGGAAACAGTAGAAGATATATTTCAGTGTATTGAAAGTATAGTCACCAAGATTAGAGAATCAGATAGAGAAAGGTTAGTTACGATCCTTGTGGATAGTTTAGCAGGGGCATCTACCAAAGTAGAAATGGAAGCCGATTTTGAGAAAGATGGATGGGCAACGAGTAAAGCAATTATCGTTTCAAAAGCGATGAGAAAGATTACTCAAATGATTGGACGAGAACGAATAGCTCTTGTATTCACCAATCAACTCAGACAAAAACTCGGAGTTATGTTTGGTGATCCTTGGACTACTTCTGGTGGTAAGGCATTACCTTTTCACTCATCAACTCGTATTCGATTAAAGAATATGGGACAAATCAAAGACACAGCAAAAAATGTATTAGGTATGAAGTGTAGGGCACAGATTATTAAAAATCGCTTGGGTCCTCCACTTCGTCATGCTGACTTTAACTTATATTTCGATAGTGGTATTGATGATATGGGAAGTTGGCTAACGGTACTGAAAGAACACAAACTCTTGAAAATTGCTGGAGCTTGGTACACTTTAGAATATAAAGGTAAGGATATCAAATTTCAATCTAAGGACTTTGAAAAGAAATTAGACGAAACTGATGGATTAAAAGAATACCTTTATGATTTAATCTGTGAAGTATCTATCCTGAAATACCAATCTAAAGATTTAGGTATTGATGATGTAGTATATACAGACGAAGTGGTCGGTGTTGAATAATGGTAAGTACCTTTCTATTCTTGATGAGATAAAGAAACACGGCGGTAAAACGGATACAACAAATCCCAATGAAAAAGTACTGATAATAGATGGCTTAAATACTTTTATCAGAGTGTTTAGTGTTATACCAACTACTAATGATGATGGAATTCACATTGGTGGAATAGTTGGTTTTTTAAAGTCAGTTGGTTACGCAGTAAAAATGTTAGCTCCTACTCGTACTATCATAATATTTGATGGAACAGGTGGGAGTAACCGCCGCCGTAAACTTTATCCGGAATATAAAGCGAAACGAAGAACAAAGAAAATCCGACTCAATCGTGTAAACGATTTTGAAAATATCGAAGATGAGCGACACTCAATGATGATGCAATTATCTCGTTGTGTGGAATACTTAGAGAAATTACCTTTGAGTATAATGTCCATTGATGGTATAGAGGCAGATGATGCCATAGGTTATACAGCAAAACAAATATTGCCCAAGAGCAATGTTGTTATCATGAGTACCGATAAAGATTTCTTACAATTGGTAAATGATAGAATTTCAGTTTGGTCACCCACCAAAAAGAAACTTTACAATCCCGAAAAGATATTAGAGGAATACAAGGTAACATCTAAAAACCTGCTATTAAGTAGAGTTTTTGAAGGTGATAATTCCGATAATATTAAAGGAGTAAGGGGTATTGGTGCCAAAACCTTATTAAAACACTTTCCTGATTTAGGCACAGAAGGAAAGGTTATATCATATGATGATGTAATTAAAGAAGCACATAAACATCAAGGAGAGAGATTTTACAATCTAATACTTGATAATCAAGATACCATAGATATTAATCACAGATTGATGCAACTATCAGATGTGGATATTAGTGGTGATGCCAAATTAAAGATAAACAGAATAGTAAATGGTAAGATACCTGAGCTAAATAAACCAATTTTCCAAAAGATGTTTATGGAAGATAGGATGTTTGGTGCCTTACCAAATATAGAGAGTTGGATAATGCAAACTTGGACTCAACTCAATAGGTTTGCCAAAATAAATAATGGGTCGTAAAAAGAAATATTATACCGAAGAAGAAAGACTTGAAGCTCAACGAAAGTGGCAGATGGACCATTATGAGCGTAATAGGACCGAAATTTTGAAGAAGGCTAAGGAAAGGTATAGATTGAAAAAAATAGCAGAACAAAGAAAGGAAAAAAGGAGAAAGATATATGGCGACCAGTAAACTAATTAACGGGGATTGTTTAGAAGAACTGAAAAAACTAAAAGATAATTCAGTAGATTTACTTTGTACGGATCCACCATATGGATACGGATTTATGGGGAAACATTGGGATACATTCCAAGAGAAAAAATCTACAAAATCTCAATCAGTAGGTTGGATGAGTCCTGGTATGACTAAATCTACATATGGTATGAAAGAGTTCTTTGTTCCGATATGGGAAGAAGCATTACGAGTATTGAAACCAGGAGCATTCTCATTCGTTATGTCCGCACCAAGAAGTGATGTTCAGATGGTTATGGTTCAGACGTTACAAGAGGCAGGATTTGATGTGAGTTTCTCACCTATCTATTGGACATACGCAACAGGTTTTCCAAAGGCATTAAATATCGGTAAGGCGGTTGATAAACGACTTGGTAAAGAACGAAAAGTAATTGGAACTAAAATTGGTAAGGGTGGTGAAAACTTAAATAAATTATCAAGAGAGAATAAAGGTGATGATGAAGAAGCTAAAGGTATGGGTGCTTATGGGGTTGGAGCAAAACAAGAGAATGTAGAAATTCCAATTACAGAACCAAAGTCAGACGAGGCCAAGAAACTTGATGGTAGTTACGCAGGATATCAACCAAAACCAGCAGTAGAAGTGGTGATTGTGGCAATGAAACCATTAGGTAAGAAAATGGGTTATGTAGACCAAGCACTTGATAATGGTAAAGGTGTAACTTGGTTAGATGATTGTAGAATACCATTTCAAGGAATGGATGATTTTCCTGGTTGGTGGAAAACGGGAGCTAAAGGAAGTAAAGGATATTTAGAAACTGATACATTTAAGATTAGAGATATGGATAGTGAAGAAATAATGATTCGTCAGTTTGGTGGTAAAGAGAACTATGAAAAGTGGAA